CACCCTGCCGCTGAGCATCAGCTATCGCTGCTCTGCTAGTGTGGTCAGGTATGCCCAGCAATGGGTTGACCACATTCAAGCGCGCGACGGTGCGCCTGAGGGTATCGTCGAGGACAAGGGCTATGATTGGACGCCGGAAGATTTCCAGCCGAACGATTTGGTCGTATGCCGCAAGACGGCCCCGCTTATCAGCCTTGCGTTCAAGTGCATCCGCCACAACGTGCCCGCTCAGGTTATGGGGCGCGACATCGGGCAGGGTCTGAAAGCTCTTATCAAGAAGATGAATGCCCGCGATATCGACCAGCTCGGCGTCAAGCTCGAAGCTTATCAGCAGCGCGAAGTCGCCAAAGCGCTCAAGGAGGACAACGAGAAGAGGGTAGAGTCCATCAAGGACAAGGTTGGCTCGCTGCTGTTCCTCATTGATGCGCTCAAAGAGGACCGGCGGAACCTACAAGGTCTTGATGCGGGGATCGACTACCTCTTCAAGGACAAGGCGAACGCTGTCAAGCTCGCTACTATCCACAAGTCGAAGGGTTTGGAAGCCGATCGCGTGTGGTGGCTCGGTCGCTCTGACTGTCCTGCGCAGTGGGCTCGCCAGCAGTGGCAGAAGCAAGAAGAGGTTCACCTCTGCTACGTCGCTGCCACCCGCGCTAAAACCGCTCTTTATCTGATCGAGGCCGGCGGCGAATAGCGGCAGCAAATGGTGGCGCGGGGATGCGTTATGCAGGCCGCGCAGCCGCCCCGCTGGTAGCGCTGCGACGCGGTTCGCCACCCTAGCCACCCCTTAGCGCTTTGCGCTGCTGTAGCGGCCCACAGCGGCCCATACCGTGTAAATTAACTTTAGTCACTTGTGGACGTTCTCGTTATCATGCTAATCCTTGATCGGTAGTGTAATTTATCACGCCCTAAATAGCGAGCATGTTATGACAACTACTGCCAATGATATTGCTGTTGCTCTTCGCCCGATTGCGCCAGGCGGTAAATTAAAGCGCGAAGATGTGCCACTAATCAATCAGCTGGCTTCCCAATGGGACGCTCGAGCGCGTTCTTCACCGGCACTCAGCGGGGCACCTGAACCTGCCTGGATTGTTGCGGCGCGATCAAAGCTTGGTGAGAGGGAGATCCCTGGCTCGCGGAACAATCCGTGGATCGTTGGCTTCTGGCAGCGGCTCGGAGCCTCTTGGTTCAACGACGACGAGACGCCTTGGTGCGGAGGGTTTGTTGCATGGTGCCTCAACGAGGCAGGTTTGACCTATCCGAAGATGTTTCCTCGCGCTTCTTCTTTCAAGACGTATGGAACGGCGTGCCCCGCGCAGCTTGGCGCTATCGGCGTGAAGGCGCGCAAGGGCGGGAACCACGTCTTTTTCATTGTTGGCCAGACCGAAGACAAGATCTACTACAAAGCTCTTGGCGGGAACCAAGGTAACGCTGTCACGATCATGGATATCCGAAAGGTGGATGTTGATGCAATCCGTTGGCCGGCAGGAGCCCCGCTGGTTCCGCGTGGGCAAATGCTTCTTCCTACGCTGCCGCGCGGCACGATATCAAGTAACGAAGCATGAGCAAGGTCAGCGCCTTCTTCACGTGGCTAGGGACGCCATTCCGCGCAATCACAAATGCGTTTCGCCTGCTGGTGAATCTGTCGTCGCGACAGATCAAGGCGCTGTTCTCACTTGCGATGCTTGGCGGGATGATTACCCTGTCTTTCCAGAATGTCGCATTGACGTATGTGGCCAAGAGCGCTGTGGAGAAGGGGGACACCTTCCGCGCCTACTTTGATCTGATCCAAGAGCAAATGCGGTTCAACTCGGGTCTGATTGCATGGTTCGCTGTTATCATGGGACTGATTGTATTCGGAGCTGATTACTTCCGCGCCAAGGTTGGGGACAAAGAAGTGTCGTTTGGTTCTGGCGAAGACATTCCCGACAACCCTCTGCCAGTTGAACCACCGACGCCTAATCAAACACGAACACGCCGACGCCGTAGACGCGGAACGAGCGAAGAACCAACATTGGAGGACGCAGGATGATTTCTTTTCTGACAGGGTTTGGTTTGACCGAAAAGGTCGCCAAGCTGTTTGCCTATATCGGAATTCCGGTAATAATTCTACTCGCGTTTTATTTTATGCTCGACGCTTATGGTGACAGCCGTTATGACGCCGGTAAAATCGAAACGAACATGGCGTGGAAGATCGCTCACGAAAAGTTGCTTGCTGAATCAGCTGCGGCCGGAGGTGTAGCTGACACCGAAGCACTGGCTCAGCAGCTAGACCATTTTGCAGAAGTTGAAGCTGAAAAGGAGAAAGTAGATGAAGCGATTGCTACTGGTAGCAGCCCTTTCGATGTCCTGTTCGCTACTGAGTAGCTGCGGGCCCGACAAGGTTGTGGAACATCTGCCGACTCCACCGGAGCGGCTGGTATGCGAAGCGGCAGGTGAACGTCCTGCCGTCCCGGCCGAGCATGTTATCGACTGGGCTAGTGTGGTCACTGTCAATCAAGCCCGGGATGAGCATACAAAATATATCGCCTCAGTTCGCAATCGCGAAGGTGTCATTGCCGCTTATATTATGCGTATCGAAGGCAAGCTATTTACTTGCCAAACGAATATGCAGTGGCGCCGGACTTACGAAGCTGAGCTTGCAAAATCTCAGTAGACAAACGAGGCAAAAAGAGTGGAAAACGAGATGATTATTGTGGAGATGAGGCGCCACTTCCAGCTAAGAGCAATTGAATGGTGGAGCGCAGGAGCCATGGCTTCCTGGGGATTGTTCGTTACAGCAGTTCCGGGAGTTTTTGCTAACTCTGCTCCTGCTCATGCGTTATTGGATTTCGCTCCGCAGCACGTTTGGGGATTAGTTGCGTTACTGGCAGGAACTATTCGCCTTTGTGCTTTATTCGTGAATGGCTTATGGTATCGCACGCCTGCGGTAAGATGGTTAACCACAATGATTAGCATATTCATGTGGTTTAGCATTACTGCTGCTTTTGCCAGCAGTAATCATTGGAACACTGGCGTTATTATTTATGGCTGGCATATTCTTGCGGATATGTATTCAGCTTATCGTTCTGCAACGGATTTTATCGAAGCTGAGACTCAGCGTCGTATCAAAAAGATGCAGCCTTTCCCAACTCCTGATCAATCACAAAGGGCAGGAGCCAATGTCCGTAGTATCACCGCTGGCTAGTGTGGATTGGCAAACTGTCGCCGCAGCTATTGCTACTCTCGCAGGAACTTTATATCTAACATTAAAAGGGGCGCAAAAAGGAAAGAAAAAGGTAGAAGAAGGCAAATCTGAAATCACTTCGATCGTTGGCGCGTCGTTAATTGAAAACGCAAGTATTCACATGTTAAGCCAGCAGCTAAAAGAAAACACAGCAGCGCTTGAAGATAAAACTCGAGCGCTTAGAGAGAATACTGCCGCTCTCCAGAGGAACACGGATATCCACATTATGACGCATCGTAATTAGGAGATAACGAAGCTGCTTGCAAAGACCGATTCGTAACTGTATGCTCACAGTCGAACAGTAGTTCACTTCGGGGAAGGCCCACCGATTATGGCACTCGATCCTAGTCTCGATCCTCAGCGCACCGAGCAGCCGCTCACCGAGCGTGAGATCGCTGTGCGCGACTTCTTTGTGAACGAATACGTGAAGGATTTTGACGCCTACCGTGCGTGCATCCGGATGGGCTTCCTTGCGGCGTTTGCGATCGACCAGGCCAAGATCTTCATGAGCGACGGCTACGTTCTGCGCAAGATCGATCACATGACTCGCTCTGCGATTCCGGACCCCGAAGAAGACAAGCGGGCGATGCTGGAGAACCTGCGCTGGCTAGCGCTTAACGGTTCGCCCGCAGTGCGAGCGTCAGCGACGACCAAGTATATGGAGGCACAAGGCTACATCGAGAAGGAAGGCAGCAAGGACGAGATCCAAACTGCCAAGCTCATCGAGGCTTTGGAGACCTTCGCTAACAATGCCCCTGCATGAGCGAGCTCCTTCTTAAGCGGCAGCAGGCTCGATGGTATAAGCTAATTGACCATCCTGAGCAGCTCAGGCTCCTTGATGCAGTCCCGAACGGCGTCCGCTTTCCCATTGTGCCAGCTGGGCGCCGTTCGGGTAAGACTGAGCGGTTGAAGCGCTTCGTTGCTAAGCAGGCGATGAAGAACCCGAACGAGCGTTACTTCCTAGGCGCACCGACCTACAATCAAGCGAAGAAGATCTTTTGGGACGACATGAAGATGTTGACCCTGAGCGTGCTGCACTCGCGCAAGCCTAGCGAATCGGACTTGAAGATCTTTATGCCCAACGGCACCGAGATCCATATCCTTGGGCTGGACCAACCTCAGCGGATTGAGGGTATCGAATGGACCGGCGGGGGCATTGACGAAATTGCAGATATCAAGGCCGAAGCGCTAGAGGCAAATATCATGCCCGCGCTTAATACAGTCAATCCAACGCGACCCGATTATCGCGCCTGGTGCTGGTTCATTGGCGTGCCCGATGGTCTAAATCACTATTACGACATGGCTGAGTATGCTCGCACTAGCGGAGACCCCGACTATGCCTACTTCCACTGGACCTCAGAAGAAATCCTGCCCGAGGACGTTATTGCGTCCGCGAAAAGGACTATGTCCAGAAAGCAATACGACCAAGAATACCGTGCGAGCTTCGAAACCGCTACTGGTCGCATCTATGAAGACTACGACGGAAAGGTAGGTGGCCGCAACTGGACTGATGCTGTTGTCAAGCCTCACGAAGCTCTGTTCTGGATGCACGATCAGAACTACACTCCGTTGAGCAGTGCCATTGCTGTGGTCAGGGACGGCAAGCCTTATATCGTTGACGAGATTGTGCTCACGAGCGCTGTCAGCCGCGAGTCCGCTGAAGAATTCGTGGAGAAGTATAAGGAGCACAAAAACAAGCTCGTCTATATCTACGGTGACCCTGCCGGTCGTGCGGGTGAGAAGCACGGTCATAAGTCCGATTACAATGAAATCGAAGATGTGCTTCGGCAGCATAACTGGAAGTTCGAAAGGCGTGTGCGTCCGCAGCACCCTTCGATTAAGGATAGGCAGAATGCGGTCCGTGCCAAGATCCTCAATGCTGCGGGCGAGACTTCACTATTCGTCAACCCTATCACAGCGCCTTGGAGCCACAAGGGTCTGGCGACAGTTCAATTGCAGGAGGGGTCAACCTTCCAAGAAGACCAGCGGAATCAATATCAGCATATTACGACTGCGATAGGTTATTTTGTCGATGTGCATTGGCCCGCTGGACGAGCCGCTATAAAGAGTGGTAAGGTCACTGGCAACTTCTAGTCAAGGATAAGTTCATGGCGTTAGACTCCGTTCATCCGCAATACGCTGTTCATTCCCTTGATTGGGCTATGCTGCGCGATTTCGCGAAGGGCGAGCGTGCAGTCAAGGCCAAGCGAACTGACTATCTTCCTGCCACGCAGGGGATGATCCTTGATGGGTTTGGCGGGCGCAGTTACGACCCGGCGGCTGGTAACGGCGCGGGGACTTCGAACCGAACCAATCTCGGCGAGGCTGCATATCAGGCTTATCTGCTGCGAGCCGTGTTCCCTGAATACATCAGCGATGCCCTTGAAATCTTCATGGGGATGCTGCACAACAAATCGGCAGTGATCGAACTGCCGCCGGAGCTGGAACCGTTGCGCGAGAAGGCAACCGAACTCGGTGAGCCGCTCGAACTACTTCTTCAGCGAATCAACTTGGAGCAGCTGACCACAGGTAGGCTCGGGCTGCTAGTCGATCTGCCGGTCAAACCCGATCCCCGTAACCCGCTTCCGTTCATTGCAGTCTATATTGCCGAAGCTGGGCGCAACTGGGACAACGATACGATCGGCGATGAGCGTGCCGAGCTCAACCTTGTGGTCCTCGACGAGTCGGGAGCGAAGCGTAACGAAGAATTCGAATGGGTGACTGTTTCGAAGTATCGTGTGCTTATCCTTGACACCGAGAACGGGCGCGTTTATCGCTGTGGCGTGTATGAAGACCAAGGCGGGACTCCGAACTACGATCCTACTCAGTTGCGCACGCCTACGCTCCGCGGTAAGACGTTGGAGAGCATTCCGTTCTTGTTTGTCAACTCGCGGGATATCACCCCTGACTGCGATGAACCGCCGTTGATTGGCCTTGCGCGCTTGTGCGCTGCCATATATCGTGGCGAAGCCGACTACCGTCAGAACCTGTTCATGCAGGGCCAGGACACGCTGGTCGTTATCGGCGAACGGGCAAAGCCGATCCAGGATCCGACGCAACCGACTGCCGAAGAGCCACTGCGCACTGGCGCCGGTAGTCGTATCGAACTTGAGACCGGCGGCGACGCGAAATACGTCGGTGTCCAAAGCCAAGGCCTGACCGAGCAGCGCTACGCCCTAGAGAATGATCGAAAGAGAGCAGAGTCTCGGTCAGGCCAACTTATCGATGCTGCCAAGGGCGACAAAGAGAGTGGCACCGCACTCAAGACGCGCGTTGGCGCGCAGACGGCGACCCTGAACCAGATTGCGAAGACAGGTGCGCTGGCGCTTGAGATGCAGTTGAAAACGGCTGCTCGCTGGATGGGCGCAGACGAGAGCAAGGTAAAGGTCACGCCGAACCTCGAGTTTGCTGACTACCAGATGAGCGGGCAGGATTTGGTCAACCTTATGACCGCCAAGCGGACGCAAGGCGCCCCGCTGTCGCTTGAGAGCATCCACCGCTTGATGGTGCAGGGCAACCTCACACAGTTCGACTTCATGACAGAGCAGGAAAAGGTCAAGGGCGAAGATCCGTTCGAAAGTCCTGAGGCCGCACTTGCGAGGGAGCTGGCAGAGAAGCGTGCTAAGCAGCCAGGACCGCTTAACCCCGGCCCTGCTCCGAAAGACCCTAGCAACCCTGCTGACACCGAATAAGTTCACCAACGCCCGAGGGGGCATACCATAGGAGAAGTAACAATGGCGTTCAAGATGGTGCTCGACAGCCTGGAGGGGCTGCCGGATGACGTAGCGAAGGAATACGTCGAAAAGGATGGGAAGTTCCACATCCAGGTCGAGGGCATGAAGACGGCGGATGACGTCGCCAAGGTTCAGCAGTCGCTGAACGCTGCACGGCAAGAGGCCCAAGGCTTCAAAGCCAAGCTGGCGATGCTCGGCGACCGCAAGGTTGAGGACGTTGTCACCCTGCTCGACCGCATCCCCGAGCTCGAAGCTGCCGCGGAAGGCAAGCTTGACGAGGACAAGATCAAGCAGCTTGCGGAAGCACGGGCCAAGCAACTCGTGGCGCCAGTCGAACGCGAACGCGATACGCTCAAGCAACAGGTCGGCCAAGCGGAACAGAGGATCCAGGAATTTGAGACGAAAGAGAACGTCCGCAAAATCCACCGGCAGGTCCGCGAAGCTGCCAAGAGCGCTGGCTTGCTCGATGAAGCGGTCGAAGACGCGCTGCTCCTTGCGGACCGCACTTTCGAACTCACCGAGGACGGCGTTGCTGTGGTCAAGCAGGGAACGTCGTTCAGCGAAGGCTTGCAGCCGAAGGACTGGTTGGCAGACCTCCAGACGAAGCGGCCTCACTGGTGGGGTGAATCAAGCGGCGGCGGTGCTGGTGGACAGCGCGGCGCTGGCGGTTCGGGCAAGAATCCGTGGACGGCAGAAAACTGGAACCTCACCGAACAGGGCAAGATCAACCGCGAGAATCCTCAGCGGGCAGAAACCCTCGCAAAAGCGGCCGGAACGACCGTTGGCGGTCAAAAGCCTCAGCCGAAAAAATAATCGTTGACACTGTTGCTGGCCTCATGGTAACGCTCCTACCCGAGCGGGGCCATGGGCCAGCTTTCAGACTCGGGTCCATGGGACGGGGTCGCTTTCCACCAACTTAGCAGGAGGGGACCTACCCCATGGCTTCCGGAGTTACTCGTCTTTCCGACGTCATCGAACCGTCGGTCTTTTCGCCTTACACTCAGCAGCTGACGCAGACCAAGTCGCGTTTGCTCCGTTCGGGTGCAATGGTCGCCGATGAAACGCTGTCGAACAACCTCGACGGCGGCGGCCTTACCTTCAACGAACCGTCCTTCAAGGATCTCGATGACGATGCCGAGAACGTCTCCACGGACGATCCCGACGTCAGCTCGACTCCGAACAAGATCGGTGCAGCGACCGAAATCCAGGTTCGCCTGTCGCGCAACAACTCCTGGAGCTCCATGGACCTCACCGCCGACCTGATCGGCGTCGATCCCATGGATGCAATCGCCAATCGCGTTTCCGACTATTGGGTCCGTCGCCAGCAGGCTGCGTTCGTCGCCACGATGAACGGCGTCTTCGCTGACAACGCTGCGGCTCCGGCGGGTAACGATACGCACGTCGAAGACGACATGACGCACGATCTGTCGGTTCTCAACGGCGGCGTGTTCGCGGACGGCACGACCAACTTCAGCGCGGAAGCGTTTATCGACGCGACCACGACCATGGGCGACAGCATGGAAGAGCTCACGCTCGTTCTGATGCACTCGGTCGTCTACAGCCGCGCGCTGAAGAACAACCTGATCGACTTCATTCCGGATGCGATCAACCCGGCCGCTGCCGGCATTCCGACCTTCCTCGGCCGCACCGTGGTCGTGGACGACGGTCTTCCGCATACCGGAGGCGTGTTCGACACTTGGCTGTTCGGTCGTGGCGCCGTTCGGTGGGGTGCTGGTTCGCCCAAGGTCCCGACCGAAACCGATCGCAAGCCTGCGGCTGGTAACGGTGGCGGCCAGGACGTGCTGCACAACCGCGTCGAATGGGTCATTGCCCCCGCCGGCTACGCCTACGCTGGAACGCCCCCGAAGGGTGGTCCGAGCAACGCCACCACGGCGAACAACCTGGCCCACGCCGACTCCTGGTCGCGCGTCTGGACCGATCGCAAGGCCATCCGGATCGCCCGCCTGGTCACCCGCGAGTTCTAAGCAGGGAGAGGGGCGCTTTCGGGCGTCCCTCAACCGCTTGATCGCCAACAGGAGTAGAATTCGATGGCTGAGAAGAATATCACGGACGCGCTCAAGAAGCTCGATCCGAAGAACGACGACCACTGGACTTCCGACAAGAAGCCTGCGGTCGCTGCGGTTTCCGAACTACACGGTGAATCCGTATCGCGTGACGATATCGATGGTGCTGCCGAAGGCTTCACCCGCGATACCGCGCCGGGGTTCTTTATGACCACTGGTAGCAAGCAGGCCGACGGGTCCAAGAAGGACGTCAAGGCCGGCACCGATGCGGAAGGCAAGCTGGACGTTCCCGGCACAAGCACGAAGGCGGACGGCTCGGAAGAGCCCAGCGCCGACGCGCCAACCGGCACCACGACCGACGAAGATGGACGCACTGTCAATCAGGACGCCCGTCTCCCCGACACCGATATCTCGCAGGGTAGCGAGCGCATCGATGACGGGCGCCAGGCTGCGTCCACCGCGGAGAACCCGCGTGCTGTGGATGCAACGCAGGGCGAGGACGTTGCGGCGGTCGAACAGGCTTCAAAGCCTTGGGAGAATGTCGTCAAGAGCGGGACCGACCGTCCTGTTCCGGTCGATAGCCCCGAGGGCCAGAAGACTGTCAACGATCCGCGTGCTGATGCCAACGGCCGTGCGCAGAAGATCGATCCCTCCGTCACTGACGACCTGCCGGGTCTGAATGCGGAAGGTGACGTGTCGGGTGTTCGCATCCCGCCTGTTACCTACGATCCGATCGACCGTGCCGAGGTGGTTACGCCCGGCAACGATGGGGACAACGTCGACGTCAACGACAAGCCGTCGGGCATTCCGACGACCGTGTCGGAGGGCGACTTCAACCTCCACGCTGCCCCCTTCAACCCTGCGCACGCTCCGCGGTCGCAGTCCGGTTCGGAGATCGCTTCCTCTCGCGAAGCGGGGGCCACGGAAGACGATGACACTTCCGAGAGCGGAGCGGGTGGCCCTGCCGGAAATGGCGAAGCCGAACAGTCCGAAGTGGCAAGCGCCAACGATCGTGCCGATGAGGTCGCGTCGCTGGAAGAGGAACTTCGTTCGCGGGAAAAGAACATCGCACAGCTCCGCATGAAGGCCGACGAGGCCAACAAGGAGTGGCGCGAGGCTGAGCAGGATGCGGATGTTATCCGCACCAAGATCGCTCAGCTGCGGCCCACGGACGGCAGCACTCGAACGGTGAAGAACTACCTCGAGTCGCGCAAGAAGCAGCTCGACGAACGCGGTCAGCGCCAGCAGGCTCTCAAGGATGCTGGTGTCAACCTCGCCGACGTTCTCAAGGGCGTGCAGAAGTCGCCGATCGACCAGGCCATGTCTCGCAAGACTGGTCGGGGCGGTCAGCGTCCGTCGCGAGTCTAAACAGTGGCAGAGCGGTCTGCACGCCCGAAAGCATTCACTCAAGGGATGCAGACCGCTCTCTACTATGCGAGGAAGCGGCGCCGAGCTCGTCAAGCTGCCCAGCAGCAAGAAGAGTCAGAGCCCGAACCCGAGGTATAGGGCATGGCTTTCGTAGTTGAAGACGGGACAGGGGTCGCAGGCGCCAACAGCTACGCTTCCGTCGAATTTGCAGATGCTTATTTCGAGGAACGCGGCAACGAGGTTTGGGCTGCGATCGCTGGCCCTGCGGACAAGGAGAAACTCCTGATCCGCGCTACCGATTATATCGAACTTGTGTATGCCCGTCGGTTCATGGGCGACATGGTTCTGATCAGCCAGGCGCTTTCCTGGCCCCGCTACTATGCGGACCCGCATCTCCATACGGTCGTCCCTCTTGCGTTGCAGAAAGCGACCGCCGAATATGCGCTGCGCGCTAATGACGGACCGCTACTGCCCGACCCGACGGTGGACGCTAACGGCGTCGCTACTGTGGTCACCAAGAAGGTTATCGGCCCGATCGAGAAAGAATTCAAGGTCATGGGCAGCGGACGAATTAACTCGTTTCGCTCATACCCTGTAGCGGATGCTTATATGGTTTCGCTACTTGCGCCCGGCACCGGCGGAACGAGGGTGATCCGGTGAGGGAAGACTACCTCGAAATTATTGAAGATGCCAAGGACCTCATTTACGAGTTCGGGCAAGACTGCTGGTGGCAGAAGCCAGGGGTGACGGTTAGCACTTCGCCCGGCTATGCAACGGCCGGTGAGCTGCCTCAGCCGTCCCCCTGCACGATTGCCTTCTTTTCCCCGAAAGATCTTGACCGCGGAGTTATGCAGGTCATGGATGTCATACCGGGAACAGAAGTGCAAGATAGCACTCAGGTCGGTCTGATGGCTGGTGGCGTCGATTTCGATCCGCAGACCACTGACACGATCCGCCGGGGTGCTCCGGATGCTGCGCAGATCAGCATTCTGAAGATGGATATCCTGGCGCCGAACGGCACGCCTGTCCTCTATTTCATTACGGTGGCAGCATGACGCTGACCCCACAGAACGCTCGCAAGGAGCTCTTTCAGCTCGTCCATAACGTATGGAACGCTAAGGCGGCTGCGATTGTTGATTATATTCCCGAGATCCGCTATCAGGGTCTTGAGGAGACAGGTTTGCCTGGCGCCGACAAGTATTGGATGCGTGCCAGCACGAACACAGTGACCACGCAACAGCGCGGCCACATGGTTCCGGAGGAGGGCGTTTCAAAGCCCGTTTACGATAACTTCGGTTTCATTACTCTCCAACTTTTCGCACCGATGAAGTCCGCGGATTCGTATGCGAAAGGGGAGTTGCTAGCTGAGCTTGGGCAGTGTATGTTCATGGCCTCGGAAACGGGTGGGTCGATTTGGTTCCGCAATCCACGCATCCGTGAACTCGACAATGACGGGACGTGGTATCGGTGGAACGTGATTGCGGACTACCAATTTAGTCAGGTGAAAGGAATCTAGCTCATGGTTGCCGAAAAGCAGGACGCCAACCTTGTTGGCTTCTACAAAATCAGGGAAGCACAGCTCGGCGTCGTCCCGGCGACTGGAGCTTGGCAGACCCGCGAGCCAAACTCGTTCGACGATCTCGGAGGAGACTATACCAAGACGGCGCGGAAGACCTTCAGCCCGTCACGCCAGCGGAAGAAGGGTTCGACCACGGACCTCGATGTCGACGGCGGCTACAACGAGGATCTGACGCAGAACAACATGCAGACGGAACTGGAGGAGTTCTTCTTCGCAGAAATGCGTGAGCAGACCTTCCTGTCGGGCGTAGCGGCTGA